CAGCCGGATGACGGCTCGCTCGTCGGGGTCGGAGAGCTGGAGGATCAGGCCCTCGATGGCGTTGCGCTCCTGCTTCTCCTCAGCCTTGAGCCGGTCGATCTGTTCCTCGAGCTCCATTTTCCGCTCCACCATCATGCCGGTGCGGTCGGATGGTGTGCCGGATCCGCGTGGCATACCTGTCAGATCAGGGCCGGGCGGTGAGGCCATCGTCATCTCCATGCGGTCGAGGCGTTCGAGCTGGTTGTCGATGTCCCTCAGCATGGCGGTGTAGGCCGCGAGCCTGTCCTTGATCCGTTGTGTGATCGGCTTCTCGCTCATTATGTCAGGGCGTCACTCCTGCTCACCTCCTTCCTCGTCAGGCTCGAAGATCGCGGCGATCTCCTCGCGCGGTAGCTCTCGGCCTTGACGGACGCAGCGCACGGTTGTCTTTCCTGTTATTCTGATGTACCTCTTGACGATCACGTCCGTGAAGGCGGGCGTCAGCTCCATGATGTAGGAGGGCTGCCCGTATGCCTCGCAGGCGGCCAGCGTCGTGCCGGAGCCGCCGAAGGGATCATAGACGCCCGTGGCGAAGTCCGTGTTGTCGACCAGCTTCTCCAGCAGCTCGACGGGCTTCTGCGTGGGGTGCAGCTCGTTCCCGGAGCGGGAGATGCTCAGTACGTTGCCGTAGCCCTTGTGGCCGTCGAAGTGGGTGGCAGCCTTGGCGCCGAACAGAATGAGCTCATGCTGCGAGCGCCAGCCGACGCCCATGCCCGGCGTGCCCTTGTCCCATACGATCTCAGACTTGACGCCGAAGCCGGCCGCCTCGACGAGGTCGAACAGATATACCCACATACGCCAGTCGGTGAAGATGTAGGCGTAGAGGCAGGGGATGTCGGTGAGCGCGCCGCGGATCAGGTTTTGGTAGCCGCGCGTGCTGAGGATGTCGTTGGCGATCTTCGGTGCCTTGCCGTTCTTTCTCTCGGTGCCGATGCTGCCGGTCGACTTCTGTGACTCCTTGCTGCCGCCCGAGCAGTAGGGCGGGTCGGTCAGCAGGATCTCGGGCTTGTTGCCGTCGAGCAGCAGGGCGCGATCTTCCAGCCGGGTGCAGTCTCCGCAGAGGACGCGGTGCCGGCCGAGGATCCAGAGGTCGCCGTACTGCGTGACCGGCGCGGCCGGGGTCGGGATCTCGGCGTCGGGGTCGCTGCTCGGCTCCTTGGTGTGCAGCGCCTCAGAGAGTGCCGTCACGATGTTGCCGTAGTCGTCCTCGGTGTAGCCGCTGAGCATGAACGGGATCTCGCCGGTGTCGATGTCAGCGAAAACCTCGGCGAGCATCTTGTTGTCAGTGGTGGCGAGCTCCGCGATGCGGTTGTCAGCCGTCAGATCGGCCAGCTCCTCGGCCTCGCTGGCGTAGTCCTGATAGTCGACCGGGGCGTCGGTCAGGTCGTCGAGCTGTGCGGCCATGAGACGGCCGTGGCCCTTGGTGACGAGCCCGCTGCGCTTGCTGACGGTGATCGGGGCGCGCCAGCCCGTCGCTCTGATGATAGAGGCGAGGAGCTTGATCTGCTCCTGCGGGTGCTGGTTGGGGTTTTTGGGATTAGGCCGCAGATCCTTCAGCGGGACGATGGCGTCGTGCGCACAGAACACGGGGACGCTGCCGGCGTATGCCTTCGGCGTGGCCGTGGTGCTGTACTCCTCGATCTCGGGGCCGGTCTGCGGCTGTGGTTTATTCATGGCCGTCACCTCCTGCTGAGAATTGATTTTCAATCCACTTGTGGAGGCTGGAGTCCCGCCAGTTGTTTCGGCCGTCAAGACGGTTTTTCAGCCGTTCCAGCTTCGCCTCCTCGATCTCCTCGGTAGATCGGTGGAAGATGATGCGGAGCTGGTCGAGCATGATCTGGACGTCGGCCATCTCCTCGATCACGTTGCCGATCGCTGCGGTCACTTCGCAGCCAGCCTGTGCCCGTTTGATTTTGCAGAGGGCTTTGGTCAGCTCGGCCATCTCCTCGACGGCCATGTCCATTTGTGCCGGCGCGCCGTAGGCCGTGATCGCACGATCCAGCAGGGCCCGGCGTTCCTCCGTGGTCATCACGGGCGGCCTCCCTTCCTCAGCTCTCTGACCAGTATGGCCACGAGCACGATCACGATGATGGCGAGGGTGATGGCGGTCGGGATCCAGATCGGGGCCAGTACCCACAGCCAGCTCCAGTTGATGACGCCGGTGAGCTTCAGGACGATGAAGGCGACGGCGAGAAGGCCGCAGAAGCCGATCCCGCCGGCCGTCGTGTTGTTTCTTTCGTTGTTCATGTATTACCTCCAGTATTATTTTCCGAGCCCCTTCAGCGCGCAGGCTGTGCAGGCGGTTCGGACGTCGGGCTCCAGTGCGAGGATCCGGCGGGCCGTGTCTGTCTGCCAGCACTCAGCGCCACAGACGGGGCAGGTGGTGAGCTGCCAGTCGTCCGTCGGAGGCTCCGGGACGTTATCGCGCAACGGCATGGTGAGGATCCCGCCGTCTCCGGGCTGGTGAGGCGAGAGGATGGGCTCAGGCTCGTCGGGGATCATGGTGTCGAGGAGCTCGTTGTACTTCTTGAATATGGCCTCCGACGCTGCGCTCCAGCTCTCGCCGTGCTCTGTGTCCTCCGGGGTGGCGACGTGGGCCAGCTCGTGCGCCAGCAGCTCAGGGGCGGCGCTGATGGGCGCCTCGGCCGAGATGCAGACGATCGGCGTGCTGCCGTCGTCGGGAAAGATGGTCAGGCCGTAGGCGGTGCCGTTGGTCTCGTCCCGCAGGTCGGGGACGTACTGCGCGACGTACTCGACGCCGGGGTAGAGCTCAGAGAAGGCCCGGGCCACGATGGCCGTCGGGTCGTTGATGAAGGGTGAGGCCATCGGGCCGATCTTCTCGTACTGCTTCAGGGCCGTGTAGGTCTCGCGCAGCATGGCCCGCACTTCGTCCTTCTTGATGCCGTTGATGGTAGGCCCGTTCAGGATCAGGTCGAGCATCCTGTCGCTCCAGTCCTGCATCAGGTGGGTCTCCGGCATACCGCAGCCGAAGGGCACGACGTCGACCTTCTCACGGGTGAGGGTTTCGTATTCTTTCACGGTGCTGCTCCTTTCAGAAAAGCCGAGCGGGCCGGAGCCCGCCCGGCGCTCCATTTACTGCATGACGACGACCTTGCCGGCGTCGATCAGATTGCCCATGTTCTTCAGGAAGTAGTCGGCGATGTTCTTCTTTGCCTCGAGTTTCCAGATGCCGCCGTCAGCCTCGAAGAAGCCGATCCCCTCGTCGGGATCCACGCGCAGCAGGAACTCGCTCTCGGGCTGCTCCACCTCGAGGAAGGTGCGGAACGGCCGCAGCATGACGCGGGGCTTGATCTCGACGACCGCGTTGAGGGCGACGCCCTGACGGGCCTCGACGGTCTGCGTGACGCCGTTGTCGTTGGTGCTGACGCTGTTCTCGTTGGTCATGCGGCTCAGCAGGTCGAGCAGGTAGGCCGTGCCCTCGTTGGGGATGCAGAGGCTCCGCAGCTCGATCAGAGCTACCTCGCGTCCTCTGAAGCCGGTGTACAGGCCCGGGGCGTCAGCCTTGGCGCGGTAGAGCGTGTTGCGGGAGAAGTCGCTCAGGTAGGTGGTCATCACCTCGACGGTGTCGTTGCTCTTGACCTGCACCATGATGGTCGTGCCGACCTTCTCGAGCTCGGTGCGGATCAGCTTGCAGATGCTATCGAGTCCGCTGACGCTGATGCAGTCAGGGCGGTCGACGTGCGGCGGGATGCGGGTGAGTGATGCGTCGGCGTAGGTCTGGCCGTCAATCTCGAAGATCTTGGTCTCCTTCAGGCTGACGATTTTGTCGATCATTTTTGCGAGCATTGTGTTGTCCTCCTTGTTCTGTGTTGTGGGTGTTTATCCGTGCTGGACGAGCTTCAGGAGCTTCGGGGCCTCCTGCTGCGTGCCGTCCATGTTCATTTGGCCGGGCACCTGCGGCACCATCTCAGCGACGACGAGCTCGCCGTTGCCGTCAGAGGTGACATAGAGGGCCGTGGCGACGGGGTTGGTGGCTGCGAGCGTAGACTTGGCCGTCACTTGGACGCCGATGGTGCGGCGCTCGTCGTCCGGGGTCAGCTCGATGGTGAGGGTGATCTTGCGCTTGGCCGTGGCCTTCGTGTTGGGGTCGAGGATGTTCTGGATCACCTTATCCATCTCATAGTCGACCGCTCCTCGAAGGCGCCGCGGGCCATCGACATGATGCTGTCGCGCTGGTTCTGTTCGTTCATGGGGTTTCTCCTTTCTTTTCAGGTGGCCGATCCGAGCGTCATCTGCTCGGCCTCGGTCGGGTTGTCTGCGTAGGCTGCGGCCGTCTGTCCCGTGGGGCCTGAAGGCTCCGCTCTGGCCCACACGGCCTCGGTGGCGTCCGAGCGGGTGGCCTTACGGCGGCCGACCGTCGTGAGGATCCCGATCTCCTTCAGCTCTGTGAGCCGCGGGGCGACGTAGTTGCGGTTGAAGTACGGGATCCGGCCGGCTGCGACGAGCTCCTCGGTGATCTCGCTGGCCGTGAGCTCACGGTTGCCGAGGGTCTCGAGGATCAGGCGGCAGCGGGCGGCCCGCTTGGGGAGTACGGCGTCATAGCTGCGGCGCCGGGTCTCTTTGGTTGTCTGGTTCATGTGTTTCCTCCTTTCCGGCCAGCTCGACGCTGTCGGCTGGCGCGCTGTTGGTGCATACTTGCCCGGACTATGCGACGTCCGTTTTTGCGGCGGTTTCAGCCTGTGGGAGGAGTTTGAAGATCTCCGCGATGACTGAAGCCGTCCATCCGTTTCCGATTGCTCTCTTTCTCGCCGGTTCCGGGACGGCTGCTGTGTAGTTGGCGGGGAGCCCTTGGAGCTTTTCGAGCTCCTCGACGGTAAAGCGCCGGATGACATTGTCGTAAAATACGCAGATGTCGCAAGCGCAGGTGATGGTATGGCTTTTCTGATGTATCACGCGGCCGCGTCTGGTGGCACTCCCGGGGAAGGCGAGGGAGACGCCGTCTCCATCGACGGCTTCGATATATCCGCGGGCTGTGGCCTGTTTGACCACGATGCCGCCGGCGGTCTTTTGGACGAGTCCCATCGAGCCCTCAGATATTCCCGGGCCGAACAGGAGCCCGCCGGCCTCCGTGAAGCCGCTCACGTCGACGCTGCGGTCGATGATGGTGTTCAACGGCTGCCCCCCCCCGCTACTCAGCGAGCTGAGGTCTGCGATGTTACTCCAGTAGGCCCTCGGCCGATTTTGAGCGGAGTGTGCGCGGCTGTTGATGTGGACGGGCTGCACGCCGAGCTTCTCAGTGATGACGTCCTCCCACTCGCGTTTCATAATCACGTTTTCGAGGAGGAACTTCACGTCGGGGTTTTTCTCCCTGACTTCGTTCAGGACTCGCACATAGTCAAAAAACAGGCGGCTGCGCGGATCGTCGAAGTTTAGGCCGGCTCCAGCCCTTGAGAAGCCTTGGCAGGGGCTCCCGCCGATGACGAGGTCAATCTTCGGGAGGTCTGGCGCCGTCACGCTTTCCACGGGGCCGATGTGGATCATGTCGGGCCAGTTTGCCCTCGCCACAGCCTTCGCGTCCTTGTCAATCTCGCTGGCGATGTAAAGGTCGACGGGCACGCCGGCCATCTCCAGCGCGAGGCGGCCGGTCGCTATTCCGTCGAACAGGCTTAGGACTCTCATGTCGTCACCTCCTCGATGCCGTGCAGGAACTTGATGAAGCCGGCCGTCGCCGGTATTTCGTAGCGGGAGAGCTCTGCGTGCGTCATGTACTTGCGGCCGTAGATCTCGGCCATATCGCGCCAGACGGGCCACGGCACGCGGTAGAAGTCCGTCAGGCTCACGGAGACGAGCACGAAGGCGATGGCGCCGAGCTTGTGATGGGCCTCGAGGTCGTCCTGCTGCTCTTGAGTGAGCCGGCGCTGCTCGATGCGCTCGTCGTCGGTGTGCTTGGCCTCGAAGTAGATGCTCCGGCCGCCCTTCAGGGTGCCGCCATAGTCCGGCTGGGCCTGCTTGGTATAGCAGGCGAGGAACTGGCCCTTGCGGTTCTTGGCGCCGAGGGGCTTCATGGGCTCCGGCGTCTTTTCAATCTTGGCGAGGCCGCGGCTGAGGTAGTAGTCGCACGAGGCCGAGATGATATTCTCGAAGTAGCCGCCGGCGACTCTGGCCTGCTTGCCGCGGATCTGCGCCATCATGTGTTTTTCGGCTGCGTAGGGCGTCGGGTCGTTGTAGCCCTCCGCGTTCTTTCTCGGGTCGTACTTCGTCACGGCGTTCAGCCTCCGATCTCGATGTGGACGCCCGGATCGGAGATCAGGCGGTCGGCGAGCTCGAGGATGACGCTGCCATCCAGCTCGATGCTGATGGGGCCGTGGTCGAGGTGCTGGTTGCAGACGGCCATCGCCCTGAAGGCGGGCAGGTGCAACGTGACGCTGCCGATGTCTGGCTTGCCCTCCTCGCTGTTTTCCAGCTCCTCGTCCGGCTTCAGCTCGCTGATGGCCTCGAAGCCGTTGCGGACGGGGATGCCGTGCGCCTTGGCGAGCTCGATCTCCGCGGCCATACCGGCCGAAGGGTGGTCAATACCGAAGGCCCACAGCTCGGAGCAGCCGAGCACCAGCTCGCTGCCGATCTTCAGGGCCAGCTCACGCTCCTCGGGGACGTTGTCGTCCATGAACTGCGTGAGATAGATGTGCGGGGTGACGGGGATGACGCCCTTCTTCACAGCCGCGCGACTGTATTCCTTGGCGCGCTGGATGTTGTTCTCGTAGTCCCCGCGGCACGGGGAGCAGATGTAAACCTTTTTCATGTTGTTCCTCCTATCGTGAGCGCCAGCTCTGGCCGGTGAGGGTGATGCCCCTGCACATTTCCATGAGCCGGTCGATGGTGGCCCGGGCCGTCATGCTGTCGTGGCTTTCTCGCGGCGTCATGCGGTCGATCAGGGCCTCGGTGTCGTAGTTGGTGGTCACTATGGTCGGCAGGTACGCCTCATAGCGGCCATTGATGATGTTGTAGACCGTGGAGATCGCCCACTCGGTCGGCGGCTCCTTGCCGATGTCGTCGATCACGAGGAGCGGGACGGTCTTGTAGATCTTCAGGACGTCGCTCTCGCTGCCGCCGGTCGCGGAGTAGGTGCGCTTGATACGCTCCAGCAGGTCGATCATCGTCATGCAGATGACCGGCTTGCCCTGCGCGATCAGGTGATTGGCGATGGCAGCGGCGAGGTGGGTCTTGCCGGTGCCCGGCGGGCCAGCGATAAACAGGCCGTTGCGGCCGGGCTCCTGACGGCCGGGCTGCGGCAGCATGGCGTCGAAGCCTTCGGCGTAGCGCCGGGCGGCTGACGCTGCGCGCTTGTTGTCGTCGGTGAGCTGGAAGGTGGAGAAGGTGCGCCGTAGGAAACGGTCGCCCATGCCGGACTCGCCGACGATGCGCTTGATGCGTTCCCGCATTTTCTTCTCCTCCTCAGCCTTGGCGGCTGCGGCCTCAGCAGCTTCGCGCTCCGCCTTCTCCTTCTCGTAGGCAGCCACGGCCTCGGGACAGGTGCATCGCTCAGCTCCGTAGGGAGGCCAGAGGATGCGGTCGCCGAGCGGGATGCCCTTGTGGTAGCGCAGGGCGCCGCAGAACTCGCAGGGAACGGGCTCGGGGACTCCGGGACGGCCGGCGAGGCGCTCGTCGTTGCTCCAGATCCAGTTACCGGGGTCACTCGTCGTCGGCCGGTTTGAAGCCCTTGCCCCAGTCTCGGCCGGAGCTGTCGGGCTGCTCAGGATCTCGCTGATTTTCTGCACCTTCGTTCACCTCCTCGTTATCCCAGTAGCCGCCGTTGAGCCATGTGCTCGGGTTCGGTATGTAGCGCCCGTTCTCCCGGCGCCACTGGTCGCTCCGCTTCTGAGCGTCGACCGCCTGCATGATCCTCTCGTGGAGCTCAGCGGTGGGCTTGATCTTGTTCCACGCCTTCAGAGCGTACTGCTTGCCGGTCTTTTTCGGGTAGGCTTTCCAGAACTCGAGAAATCTGGCCTCGACGAGCGACTTCGTGCCGCCGTCACTCCCCTCGTCAGAGGGGGAAGGGGGTGTATTACCTTCTCTTGTCTTATCTTCTCTACTCTGGTCTACTCTGCCTCCGGCTTTCTTGCGGCCGTTTGCCGGTCGTCCGGCGGTCGGCGTCGGGTCGTCCGGCGAGGCGTCGGCAGACGCCGCAGCAGCGGCCCGGCGGTTGCGGGATCTCTCTTTTTCGGCCTGCCGCTGGTCGATTAGCTTGCCGGCGTACTCGTACCAGTCGTGGATCTCGAGGCTGCCGTCCTCTTTTTCGTCGATCCAGCCCGCCCGGATCAGCGTTTTCGCCAGCTTTTCGGGGTCTCCGTCCCACTGAGCGGCCCGCGCAATCATGCGCGGCGTGATGTCCGAGAGGCTGCCGGTCGGGGCGTTGTCGAGGGCCCACAGCCAAAACGAGACGAGCAGCCCCATCATGTGCGGCGGCTCGACTTCGAGCTGGTCAGCAGCGTCGAACAGTTTGCGGTGATCCTTGAGTGTCTGATGCACTTGCAGCCATGCCACGGTCGTCACCTCCTTTCTGTGGTCGTTTGTTTGTGGCCTGTTTTTGGTCGTCTGCCGGTCGTCCGGCGGTCAGGTTAAAAGGGAAGGTCGCCATTGTCCTCGATCTCCGTGAAGTCGCCGGAGCCCTCAGAGTAGCCCGGATCAACGAAGTCGCTGCCGGAGCTCTGGCCGCCGTCCTTCTTGCTGTCGCAGAAGTGGACGGAGTCGACCGTGATCTCGACGGCCTTGCGGCGGTTGCCGTCCTTGTCCTCATAGCTGCGGCTCGTGAGCTCGCCCTCGACGAGGACGAGGCGGCCCTTGCTCAGGTACTTGCAGACGAACTCGGCCTGCGCGCGCCATGCGACGCACTCGATGAAGTTGGTGATCTTCTTGCCGTCCTTGGTCTTGCGGCCGGTGTCGCTGGCGAGGGTGAAGCTGGTGATCGCCGTGCCCTGCTGTGTGTACCTGAGCTCAGGGTCGGCGGTTAGACGGCCTTGGAGGCCGGTGTGGTTATACATTAGGCATTTCCTCCTTGCTGGTTATGCTGCGCGGCTGCGTTGTCGAGGGACGTGCAGATCTCGTCGTACTCTTGGCGGGTCAGGGTGGCCGGATCCTGCTTTTTGTACTTCTCCACGATCCGGGCGTTGGTGCGCTCCTTGGTCATTCCTGCGGCCTCTGCCTTCTTGTAGAGGCGTGTGAGCTGCGCGTCGCTCAGGCGGCCGGAGCTCTGCCCCTGACGCCCCTGTGTGGCCTGCTGGCGGCCTCCAGTGCCGGATCCTTTGCCCTGCGCGCCGAAGTCACTGTTGTCGGGGTCGTCCTCGCCTTGGTCGACGGTGAACTTCTCGAAAAGGTAGTATTTCAGGGCGTAGGTGTGGGCTGCGCCCTTGGCCTTGGCCGGGTCATCGTTCCAGCCGACGGCGTGGACGGTGGCCTCGATGGTCTCGTCGTCGTTGTCGAGGTTCAGCCAGCGGATCGTCAGGTCGGCCTCGTAGAGGAACATGAGCTTATCGCCGTTGCGGGTCTTGGTCTGCATGGTGATCCAGTAGACCGGGTCGCCGTTCTCGGCGTGGCGGGTGGCCTGCTCGCTGATGACGTCGAAGTCGACGCCGAGCTCGTTCATTATCGGGGTGATCTTCTCCCACACGTCGTAGATCTTGGCGTACTTGTAGCTGACGCCGTCGCTGTGCTGCTTCTTGACGATCTCCGGGCAGGCTTTCCGCATTTCGACGAGCTTCTGCCGGAGCGTCAGGCAGGCGGCTTCGGGAGGGGCCGCAGCAGCGGCCGCCTCGGTTTTCTTGGTTTCTGCCATGTCGGTGCCTCCTTACACGTCGACCGTGAAGATGCCCGGGGTCTCGTAGACGGTGACGCCCTCCACGATCTCGCCGGTCTCGGTCAGGGTTGCGATGTCGCCGGTGTAGCTGAGCAGCTTCTTCAGGTCGGCCCAGCGGGTCGACTCCTCGACCTTCACGAGCTCGCCGTAGCCGTTGGCCTTGAGCCACGGCACCAGCTTGGCCTCGTCGAGTTTGGTCTTGGTGGTACCCTTCTTGAAGGTCAGGGTGCCGGAGAGGAGCCGGTACTTCTCCGTCGTCTTGGTCTCCTTGTGGGGGACGGTGGTGAAGAAGTCGGCCAGACAGCTCGTGAGGTACGAGGTGCCGTTCTCCATGCGCTTGCGGGCGGCGGCGACTTTCTCGTTGATGGCCGCGATCTGCTCGTCGGCCAGAGCCTTCAGGCGGTCGTACTCGCTGCGCTCATCGGCGATCTTGCGGATGGCCCAGTCGGCACAACGGTCGTCAGTGATGCGGAACGGGGCGCGCTCGCCCTCTGTGACGGTGCCGAGGTCGACCTGCTCCAGCTCGTCCAGCGTGGCAGCAGGCAGCAGATCGGGCTCCTGCGTGGTGGTGGCCTCGATGTCTGCCTGCTCGGCAGCGAGGGCCGCGGTGGTCTTATCGCTCATTGTTGGGCTCCTTTCTCTCGGTGACGTTGAAGGTGAGCATCACGCCGCAGGTGACAGGGGTGACGCTCTCGAGCTCGAGGTCGCGGCCGCTGCGGAGGTGCAGGGTCTCGCCCGGCTTCATTTCGGTGAGGTGTTTCATCTGGTACTCCTTTCTGCAAAGAAACGGTGCCCGCCTTCCTCGATGACGAAGATCTGGCTCTCGTGGAAGTCGCTGGTCACGAGGGCGGGGTTGTAGAAGTAGAGGATCGGCTCGTCCACGACGGTCTCGCCTCGGTCGAACACGGCCGCGACGGCGTCCTTGACGCGCTGTGTGGGATCCGGCCGGCTCTTGGTGTAGCTGTAAAGGACGACGGCCTCAGAGGGCTCGACGCCGCGCTTCTCGGCTGCGTTGAGGATGCACTGAGCGACGAGCATCTGGCCCTCGAAGGACTCCCCGCCGGCCTCGGCCATGACCACGCGCTCGACGACGTCGCGCTCGGCGTCGGTCAGAGGGTAGCGCACGGCGGGCTCGGTCGGCTCCACGGTCTCAGCGGCCGGTGCGGAGGTGTCCGGGATGTATGTGCCGACGGTGGTGGTCGGCGGCAGGATGTTGGTCTCCTGCTTGCTGCCGGTCGGGGTGGTGAAGATTGCCACAGAGATGCCGCCCAGCAGAAGGACGGCAGCGGCCAGCGTGGCAGCTCTCAGGGCTTTCCTCTTGGCACGGCGGCGCCGGCGTGTTATACTTGCGGTGCGGGATCCGTATGCTGGCAGGCTGCTGGATCTTCTCGCATGGGTCGCCCGGTCGCAACGGGCGGCCCTTTCTTTTGTGGTTTCCATTGGTTTCTCCTTTCACTGAGCCCGTGCGACGGTCAGATCACAGAGGGCGTGAGTGAGGTCGCTGAACTCGGTCTCTCGGACGGTGTCAGCGGTCAGCAGCACAAGGTAGTCGTTGTCGTAGTAGTCGATCTCGGGGTGCCGCTGCCGGTTTACTTCGTTTTTGTGGCGGGCGTAGGGCTCGGCACGGTTCCAGACGTCGTCAGGGATCCAGCGGTCGAGGTGATCCTCGACGCGCTCGCGCAGCTCCTCGCTCGTGATTGTGATCTCCGGGCTCATGCTGTCACCTCCTGAGTGCGCCTATCGCGTACTCGAGCGCGATGATGTCGCAGTTGTAGCGCAGGTTTTCCTCGTCGATGATGTGCAGCTTCTTCCGCTCGGCGAGAAGCTCAGCGAGCTGGTCGACCACGTCGAAGCCTTCAGGGAGCGTGGCGGGTGCCGGGGCGTCTCTCTCTTTCAGTGCTCGGTCGTTTTCGATGATCTGCTCCTTGATTTCCTTGGGGGCGTCCGAGAGGTCTGTCGTCTGGTTGGTACTTTCGGGCATTTCAGCCTCCTGCTCTGTGGTGTGCTCGAAGCGTTTGCCGAGCTCCCAGTCGTCGCGGCGAAGGTCGAAGGCGTCACCGAGCTGAATGATGTCGGGGTAGTTGCTGAGCGCGACGGTCATGGCGGGCTTGTCGATTTCGTAGGCGTAGTAGGTTACATTCGTAAAGCCCATTTTATCGAGGCAATAGCGCCCGGTGCCGATGCCGTCGTACATGGAGAGGACGACGATCTCCTCGTCCCTCGGCACGTCCTTCAGGGCTCCCGTGAGGATGTGAATGATGACCTCAGCCGTCCAGCCATTCCCGAGCCCGCGGTATCTTTGCGTCGCGCTGACTGCCGATGTATAGCCATCAGGGAGAGTCTGAAGGCGCTCGCACTCCGTAGGCGTGAGCTTTCGGATGACGTAGTAGCCGTCCGGCAGTTTGATCGGGTACTTTTTCCCTTTGATCTCGATTTCTCCGTTGACCACCTCATAGACTGGCAGATCTTCGCCGTTTTGGTTGGTGACGACGAGCCTACTCTGATGTCCCGACGCCGTGAGGGCGTTGGCTTTACCGTCGGTTCTTACCTCGTATGCAGAGCCATCGTCTCGGCCGCGCCATGCGGCGCCCTGAGCCTCTCCTGCGGGGTAGGCGTAAAGCCCGGTCTCAGGGCCGCCTCCGTTGGGTCTGGCGCATAGTGCCACAGCTTTGCCGCTCGCGTCGTAGATCCTGTGGGCTTGTCCTCCAGTGATCTTTCCGTCCGCGTTTGGCATGGTGCCGACTCTTACTGGTGCGGCGTAAAGTCCTGTTTTTGCACCGAGCCCGCCGCCTTCGCCGCACAGGGTCGTTGCTTTCCCTTCGGGGGAATAGACTCTGTACTGCTTGGAGTCGTGGCTCTGTTTCTTGGCGTTGTTCTCGATGGTGCCGATCCTGATGGGCTCGGCAACCATGCTGTCGGTCTGTACTGTTGTCAGGGCGTTGGCTTTGGGGACGCCGCTGGTCTCGAAGCGTCGGTACAGCTTTCCGTCGTCCTCGCGCCTGTTCCTGCATCCGACTCCGACCGCTGGAGCCCTGAGCTCGTACCCCTTTTCGGAGGTGGTCGTCTCGAGGATGTCCTTCAGCATGATGCCGCGATCCGCAGGCTGGTCGATGTTCCAGTTGAAGGCATAAAAGCGTTGACGGTTCTGTGCGCTTACGAGGGCGCTGTTGATGTGCATGAGCTCCACGCCGAGCTCGTGGCTGATTTGGTCTTTAATGGGCTGTGCGGCGCTCTTGTTGTTCTCATAGAGGAAAAAGTCGGGCTTGAATTTTTCCTTTGCAATCAGGTAGTTTCTGAACAGCTCCCAGCCGAGCCCCTCAGCTTCTACCTCTCGCCCTTTCTTCTGCGCGACGCTCCAGTAGGTGCACGGAGAGCCGCCGATCAAAATCTTTATCATCCATTTCACTTCCTTCCTGTGCGGGCCGGGAGCGTCTGCTCCGGGCGGGTCAGGCCCTTGCTGAAGCTCTGCGGCTCATATCTGACGCCCACTATCCGGCGGCCGCTGACGCCGTACTTGGGGTTGTAGCCGAACAGGTTGACATAGCCGCCGAGATCCTCGCGCTCGTCGTCCATCGCCTTCAGCACCTCGAACAGGGCCAGCACGTCGTCGATGGCGCGGTGGCTGTTCTGTACCTTGCCGGTGAGGTCGTAGGCGATGATCGCGTTGGCGAGCTTGTGCGGGTAGGCCCTGCGGTCTTTGTAGACCGTCAGGCTGTCCAGCCAGTCGATCCGGCCGACCTTCTGGCCGCGGAGCAGGCCACGGAGAAAACAGGCGTCAAACTGTGCATTGTGGGCGATCATCAGCGTCGGGCCGTTCTGCATGAGCTTGGCGATCTGGCTGGCCGCCTTGGCAGGCTGCACGCCCTCGGTCTGGAGCCGCTCGTCGGTGATGCCGGTCAGGCTGACGATGTTCTCCGGGAGGGTCTCGCCATCGGGCAGCTTGATGAAGGTATCCATCTTGCCGGCGATCCGCAGGCCGCTGGTGGCCGTGCGCTCCACGCGCAGGGCGGCGAGCTCGATGATCTGGTCGTTGTCGAAGTCGAGGCCGCTGGTCTCGGTATCAAACACGACGAGGGCCTTGTAGCGGTCGAACAGGGTGGAGAGGTTACTCATGCTTGGCCTCCTTCTCGCGCGTAGCTCTCAGGGTGCCGAGCATAAACGAGAGGGCCGTGGTCAGTTGATCCTCGGTGGCGAAGGTGCCGCCGAACTGCTCGGCCAGCGCCGCGATGATCTCGCCGGCGTGCTCCGGCGTGACGTCGTCGGTGGCTTCGTCGTCCTCGATGGAGATCAGGAGATCGGAGTCCAGATAACAAGCGGGGCGCAGGCCGTCGAGGCCGTAGTAGGCGTAGTTCCAGTCCAGAGTGCCATCGGTGAAGACGCTGCGGGCGAGTGACTCGTAGCCGTTAGACTTCGTGCTGAAGGCGGTGGAGAGCCACCACCAGTCGTCTGCGTTGGGGATGACGTCGCGGTTGCGCCGGTACTGGTCGACCGTCAGCAGGAAGATGGTGACGGTGCAGGTGCCGTAGTCCTTCAGGCCGTCGTCGGTGGTCAGGTCGAGCTCCGTGGTCAAGAAGGCGTTGGGGCCGTTCACGTCCTCGAGCAGGTTGTCGAGGTAGGCGCCGTTGAGGTATTCCTTGCTGCTGGCGACGGCGAAGTTGTTGCAGTTGCCCTCGTCAAAGGCTCGGGTCTCGATGATGTCCTTGCTCAGGCAGAGGGCGCGGCCGTCATCATTCTCCAGCAGGATCCAGCTCTGGCCGGCATAGTCGAAGGCCGTGCCGCGGGCGGCGTTCTTGAGTGCGATCTTTTTCATGGGGTTGCTCCTTTCGTTCTCTGCGGCCGAGCCTTCTGGCTGGCCTGAATGTTTGGCAGGGTCTCGCCGGCGCGGAGCCGGCTCTCACAGTGCGGGCAGATGTAGCCGGTGCGGGGGATCTTCTGGTAGATGCTGACGTTCCAGTCGAGCCAGCAGCCGACGCACTTGGCTGTCATGGGCCTCCACCTCCTTCCGCAGCCAGAGCCTCGAAAACATAGTGCCGGATGCGGTTGCGGTACTTCTTCCGGGTTCTGGCTTTCTTTGCGTGAGCTGCGAGGTGCAGCCACTTCGGCGGCACTCCGATGGCCTTGGCCGATACCTTCCAGAGCTTTTTGAGGGCAGAGAGCACGACGTTGATGACCGGCTTCAGGGCCTCGGCCAGCTTGGCGGCGATTTCCCGCAGAGCGTCGGCCAGCTTCTCGAAGGCTTCGCGGGCCTGCTGCATCTTCTCACGATCGGCGAGCGTCATGCTGCCGTCGTAGACGTAGGGGCTCAGCTCGTCGTCGCCTCCGTCGGCCAGACGCTCACAGAACGGGAGGCCGGCAGCTTCGGCAGCCTTGCGGCCCTCCTCGAGGGCGTCCCGGCCTTGCGTGACTTCGCAATAGTCCGCGAGGCGGTTGCGGCCGCCTTCGTAGTGCCAGCGGATCCCGGCGGCGATCTCGTCGATGGTCATGTCCTCACCGAAGTGGCCGCAGTAGTAGCCGTTGACGATGACGGCGTCCGGGTCTGCCTTCAGGATCCCGATGGCCTCGTTGAGGTCGTCAGTCTCCCACTCGCCGTTCCAGATGTCGCTCCAGATTGTCAGGGCGTTCCACGAGCGGCCGGTGCGATACACGATTGTCCAGCCGATGCCGTCGCGGATCTCCGCGGCGAAGTCTCGGGCGATGTCTCTCAGTGCTGCCATGCTGGCGCCTCCTCTCTGGTGATGTGCACGACGGTGACGAGGTCGTCGATCTCGTGCTTGGTGGTGTATGTGTCCCGCTCGTCGAGCCCGATGTGCCGCAGCAGCGTCTCGGGCCCGTCCAGCAGGAAGGCGGTGACGGCCACGGCGTTCAGCCGGTAGACCGTGACCTCCACGGTGCAGCGGGCGTCGTCCTCGTCCAGCGTGGACGGGAACGAGGCCCGGCAGATTGGGGTCGCCTCGTATCTGAAGGCGGTCGCGCGGTTCTCGCCGGCGATGATGTCCTTCACGAACTCCTCGAAGGCTTTGCGAGGGATCGAGCTGCGGTACTTGTCCAGCGTGACGTCGGCGAGCTGCCGGATGGCTTTGGTGTTCATGCTTTTCACCTCACTTTATCTCGTGGATCAGCGTCCTGAAGTGGAAGCACTGGATGTTGTAGCCGCCGGCGCCGATGGTCTGGATCTTTGCCTTGCCCTCCGTGCCGACGATGATGCCGTTGATGTCGCCCTCGGGGCCGATGTAGAGGGTGGCCGCGTCGGTGATGGTTCCGACCGTGCTCATAATGCGGCCGATCAGGTCGAGCAGCTTGGCCCGCTTTTCTTCGTCCATCGTCTTTTCGAGCCACGCCTCGCGCTCGTCCTCGTCGCGGATCTCCAGCAGCCTGAGCGTGATCTGGTCGCCTGCTTCGCGGAGTTTCTTCTGGATCTGGTGGTATTCCAGACCGCGCTCACTCAGGAAGGCGTCGACGTCGCGGCGCGGCCAGAGGTTTGCGAGGTCGTAGTCGGTCAGCTCGCGGCCCTTGTAGAGCTCGCGGTACTTCTCGAGAGAGGGGAGCGTCTGAAGCGCCTCCAGCCGGGCGGCCCGTTCCTTGGCCTTCAGGCCCTCGCGGTACTCGATGAAGCGGATCCGCTTCTCTCGGTAGTATCCGATCGCGTGCTGTTTCCAGTTTTCGAGGAAGTCCTTCAGGATCTCCGGGGTGTTTGCCTCGAGGTAGGCGTCGCGGGTGATCCGGGTGTTGAGCTTATCCTTCCAGTTTGCGAGGGCCTCGCGGGCCTCGGCCAGCTTGGAGGTCGCGCTCTTGATGTCCTCGCGCTTGATGCTGACGTCGAAGCGGTCGGCGCCTTTTTCAATCATTTTGGCGAGCTGGCTGTTGTGCTTCTTGAGTACGGCCTCGCGCTTCGCCACGCGGCTCTCGGCGTCGATGACCTTCTGCTCGAGCTCTTTCTGTGTCAT